AGCGCCGACACCACCATAGTGCGCCCGTCTCCGTGGAACGACGACCACAACTTCTTCCTCGGGGTCAACGTCCAGTCGGGGGCTTCGTATGCCCTGGCCGACGGGGACGCCTGGACGGAGGTCGTGTTCACTGCGGGGACTACGGCTATCTCGGTCACCATCGCCCAGGCCGGCACCGGAGGTCAGTTCCTTACCGGGTGGAAGTGTCGCATCAGGCACGCCGGCTCATCGTTCAGGCTCCTGACCCTGACCCCGAGCATCAGCAAGGTCAACAACCTTAACTCCCTCGTCCTCCTCCCGGGTCAGTACGCCGACCTCTACTCGGATGGCACGAACTACGCGGCCGTGGTCGGGGAGGGGCCGTCCGGCATCAACGTCCTGAGGAACACCAAGTTCGACCACTTCAGGCGTGGTTTGACTGGGACGGCGTCGGCGACGCCAGCCATCGGTCCAGACGGGTGGTACCTGGCGGCGAGCGGCACCGCGCTGGCGTGGCAGCAGAACGTCACTGCCGGGGGCAACCTCAACTCGAACACTGGCCTCCAGGTCAACGGCGCCGCTGGCAACACCGACTTCTGGATGTACCAGAGGATCGAGTCGTTCCTGGCTAGCCAGCTGTGCAACAGGCTGGTGACGCTCCAGATGGTGTGCGCCCTGACCGGAGTCGGCGGCTCGTCTATTCCCCAGGTCCAGTTCGGCCGCCCGACTACGCAGACCGGTCCTGACAACTGGACCGGCGGCACGACGTGGGACTTCACCGGCGTGAACCTCCAGGACGCGGGGGCGGCTGCCGGCTACATGCTGCTCGGCTACTCGTGGGTCGCGAGCAGCAACTTGGACAACGGTGCGATCATCCTCGTCGACTTCGGGACCGGTCTCTCAGCCGCGGGTCGTACCCTGTACGTCGTCGCCGCGTCGCTGTCCGTCGGCGGTTCATCGGTGATCCGTCACCGCGACCCGGCGTCCGAGATCGACCTCTGCGAGCGCTACCTCCCCGGCTATGTCGCTCCGGCCTCTCCGGTGGCTAACAGGATGCTGGCGCCTGGTCAGATATGGGCGAACAACCAGGGCATTCACCAGTTTCCGATGCTGGTCAAGCCCCGCGCTCCGCTGACCGGTATCGTCCTGTCTGCTGCGGGTGACTTCGCCATCACCAACACCACCGGCGGCATGGTCCCATGTACGGCGATGAACTTCGGGGGCGGCGCCAACGGCTCGGCCTCTGACCGAGGCTTCGAGATCGACACGGTGGTGGCCTCGGGCGCTCCCCCGGTGGGCAACCCATCGTTCCTGTATTCGACGACGGGCACGGCTCGCCTCCTGCTGACGGGTGCCGAGCTGTGACCGACATCGCCTTTCAGGCCGACGCCTTTCAGCACGACACCTTTCAGACCGCGACCGACTCGGTCGTCGCTGCCACCTATACCCTCGGGAGCCTGTCGTTCGCCAAGCCGGCGATGACCGAGGTCCTCATCGCCAACCCGTACACGCTGGGACACCCGTCGTTTGCCACGCCGCCGGCCACTATCCTCTCGCTGGTCGTTCACGCCAACCCGTACACGCTGGGACGCCCGGCGTTCGGCGCCCCGCTGATCGGGCAGCACCAGAACCTGGCCAAGCCGGCCGACTACTCGCTTCAGTCTCCTATGTTTGGTACACCGAGGGTCGTGCTGACGAGCTTCTTCTTCGCCAACACGACGTATCTCGGGTCGCTGAGGTTCACGTCTCCCGTCGTTCACCAGAACCACGTCGTCTACGCCAACGCCTATAGCCTGAGCCTGTCTTGGCCGGTGGTTCCGTCGGTGGGTCTGATCGACGTCCATGTCAAGGCTGACCCATACTACCTCCACCTTGACTGGCACTACCCGAGGATGGAGCAGACGCCGCAGGTGGACAGGTGGCCGGCGTTCTATAGGAACAAGGTCGAGGAGACCATGGGTCTGCTCGGTCAGATACTCTCCAAGCTGATGGCGACCGTGCCGCCCCTCTCGAGTACGGCGTACGTGGTGAGGAGGCTGGTTGGTGACCTTACGGTCCAGGCCAGGTGGCTGATAGCCAACGGTGGCTTTGGAGACTCTCTCCGGGCCTGCTTCGATGCCGCGGTGGAGGCCGGGGCGACGCTCGACTCAATGGACATGCTGAGGACCTTTATCCTGAGGCTGGCACCCAAGACTGACATGGCGGTGGCCGTAGTCCAGTCGGCCTTGTTCTTCACCCTGGCAGAGGAGGCCAAGATCGTGGCAGCCATGACCTTCGACAGCCGCGATGACGTCGCGGTGATGATCAAGCGGATGGGCCAGGCGTACGAGGAGGTCACCGTCACGGTGATGGACTTCTACTCGGACATCCTGTACCAGGCGTTCGGCTCGCTCTCGGCCGCCCTGATGCAGCACCTCTACCTCACAGAACTCACGCTCCCGCTGATCGTCACCTATCAGACGGCCGGCGTGAGGACCGCCCTGAGCCTGGCTCAGCTGATCTATGCCGACGCCGGTCGCACCGACGAGATCATAGCGGAGAACAAGGTCGTCCACCCGGCGTTCGTCCCTCGCGTCGTGAGGGTCCTGAGCCAGTGATCGAGCTGCCACCCATCGTGGCCTACGAGGTGACCTCCCAGGGCTGGCGAGGCCTCACCGCTCGAGGAGAGCTGCTCGAGGTCTCCGCCTCCAACGGTGTCCCGATGGTTCCAGACGGTGAGCTCATCGTTCAGAGGGGCAGTCAGGTTATTGGGCGAAGAAGGGTCATTCAGGAGGGCTTCAGCCTCTCGGAGTACCTTGCTCGAACCAGGCGAGCAGTGGAGCTGTATCGACAGAACAGGTGCGGAGAGGCGCTCAATGAGATCGAAGCGGCTCTCGCCATTCGAGACACGGCTCAGTCCAGGCTGAACAGGTCCATCTTCCTGCTCTCGCTCGGCCGATGGCCTGAAGGCTTCGCCGAGCACGAGGCCAGGTTTGAGATGATGACGCCGCCGAGGGTGGCTCGGGCCGCCGAGCGCTTGCCAAGGTGGCGAGGCGATGACCTTCGAGGAAGGCGATTGATGCTGGTTCACGACGCCGGTCACGGCGATAGCATCATGTGTGCGCGCTACATTCCCGAGCTCAGACGGAGGGGAGCGCTCGTTGTCCTGAACGTCCCGGCAGCGCTCGAGCGCCTCCTCAGCCAGCTCGCCCCGGTGGTGGACGAGGACGCCGAGGCAGATATGTTCTGCCCGCTGTACTCCCTGCCGCACGCGCTTAGTCAGACTCTCGACACTGTCCCATCCGACCAGTACCTATCCGCTGCCCCGAACCTGGTCGGAAAGTGGCGAGAGTACCTCGGCCAGGGTGAGAAGCTGACCGGCATCGCGTGGCGCGTCGGTGCCAACGTCGAGGGCGACTATCCTAGGGAGATTCCCCTGGCCGACCTGGTGGCCAGGATCGAGGGGCGGGCGGTCAGCCTCCAGGTCCAGGACGGAGAGGTGGCCAGGGACCTCGGGGTGATCGTCCCAGACATCGAGGACTTCGCAGACGTGGCTGCCCTGGCGTCCCTGATGGACGACATCGTGGTGATCGACACAGCCGCCCTCCACGTGGCCGGGGCGATCGGACATCCCAGGATCACCTGCCTGCTCAGTCACTGGGCGAGCTGGAGGTTCCTGGGTAACAAGTTCTATCCGAGCGTGCGACTCTGTCGCCAGTCCTCTCCGGGTGACTGGGCTGGCGCTCTTGATCAGCTGTGAGGAGGACGCCGTGAGCATATCCGGATTGGTGCTCGGGTTGATCAACATCGCCATCGTCGTGGTGATCATGGTTCTGATCGGTGCCATAGCCGTATGGATTCTTGGCTATCTCCACTGGACTCCGCCGGAGCAGGTCCAACACTTGTATATCGCCCTGGTGGCGTTGATCGCCCTGTACATGATCGTGGCTCTGCTGTTCGGTCTGCCGTCTGTTCAGGTCATCCCCTTTCGGTAGCAGGATTGATCCACTGCCTCCGTACCCACCTGGGCCACCACCGATATGCGATGGGTGCTGATCGCTCTGACGGTCCTGGCTGCGGCTACGGCGTGGGCCCAGCTGGGGTCGTACGACGAGTGGCCAACTACCAATAGCCTCAAGTGCCACCCGAGGTGGAGGTGTCCTCCTCCTCCGCCTCCTAGTACGAACTACCTGCTGTGCGGAGGTCAGGTCTGCACGACCGACGCTGGTGACCCGCTGCTGGCTCAATGAGGAGAAACCAATGGCGCAATCGCAGATCACTCCGGTGACGATCTCGGCAGGAGAGTCACTGACCGACTCCGTTGACGCCTCGGTCGGTGAGGCCGCCTACGTACTCATGCCTGGGGAGTGGGACGGAGCTAACCTGACGTTTCTGATCTCGTTCGACAACGTCACGTTCTGGGACATGTTCGACATGTACGGCAAAGAGGTCATGTATGCCTGCAGGCCCGGAGTCGCCGTTCGCATAGGTCCAGGCCTGCAGCAGATCGGGTTCTTCAAGATACGCAGCGGCACCCGCGATCACCCGGTCGAGCAGAGTGAGAACCGCAACTTCAAGGTAGTGTTCTCGAGCGGTGGTCCTCCTGCTCGGAGACAGGCCGGGCGGCCGTGGTGACCTAGATGACCGACATCAGGGTCGTCACCAAGGTCCCGTTCGTCCGTCCCAAGACGGAGGTTGTGGCTCAGCCCCAGCTGATGGAGCAGACCATCGCAGACTGGCTGCTGCTTCCGGACGGTACGCTCGACGAGACCCAGGAGCTGGCCACGCTGGTCAAGGTGGCCCTGATGACTGATCGCCTGGCCGACCCTGACGAGGTCCTCCCTGACCCGGACTCGACGGACCGTCGCGGGTGGTGGGGAGACTACCAGGCCGAGGTGATCTGGGACGGGTGGCCTGTGGGGACCAAGAACTGGCTGCTGCTCAGGGCCAAGATCGCCGACCCGTACTCCATGGAGGGCGACACCGTGATGCGGGCCGAGCAGTACACCCGCGAGGCGCTTCAGCCCCTGGTGGCGAAGAAGATATGCACCAGGATCGATGTCAAGGCGGTGAGGTCCAACCTCTCCGGGAAGGCGGACCGCATCGACGTCTCGGTGACGATCTATCGCGGTCCGAACCCAGAGATCGAACTTCAGTTCCAGGACATGTGGAACGCCATGATAAGTGGAGGGTGAGCGGTGCCTTGGGCCACACCTACGCTTCGTCAGACCCGCGAGATGGTTCGCAACAGCGTCACTGTTGCGCTCCAGGGTGCTACGGCGTACGGCAACAAGGTCCTCAGGATCATGTCCGACACGATGGCCGGCCTGGCCGCCCTCGTGCTCAAGTACATCGACTGGCTGGCCCTCCAGCTCATGCCGGACACGGCAGAGACCGAGTGGCTGGATCGCCACGGCCAGATATGGCTGGTCAACGCCGACGGGTCGAAGGGGCGCAAGGTGGCGACCCTGGCCAAGGGCACCGTTACCATGACCGGGACCCCAGGCGTCATCCTTCCGATCTCATCGTTCCTCACCGGCTACGGCGTGGACTACGAGACCGTCGAGCAGATGACGGTCGGGGCCGGCCCAACCGAGGTCGCCGTGCGAGCCCTCACTCCCGGTGCCCAGGGCAACCAGGACCCCGGAGCCACGCTGTCCATTAACGCTCCTCCTCCCGGCCTGGACAGCAACACCACGGTGGTGTTCGTCGGCGGTGGCGCCGACACCGAGACCGACGACGCCCTCCGGGCCAGAATCCTAGATCGCATCCAGAAGCCGCCGATGGGCGGCGATGCGGACGACTACGTCCAGTGGGCCGAGAGGTTCCCGGCGGTGACTCGAGCGTGGTGCGCGCCCCAGGAGATGGGGCCTGGCACCTGCACGGTCCGCTTCATGATGGACGTCCTTCGTGCGGACCAGGGCGGCTTCCCGAACCCGACAGACGTGGCTATGGTGAAGGCGTACCTCGACACGGTCAGGCCGGTCACGGTGAAGGACCTGTTCGTCGAGGCCCCGATCCCCGAGCCGATCGACTACACGCTCGAGCTGGTGGACGACAGCCTGGGCCTGAGGGCGGAGACCGAGGCCTCGGTCACCGACATGCTGGAGAAGAACGCCGCGCCGGCCAGGAGCGCGAGCGGGGTCCTGATCGAGGCCCAGACCATCTATGCGGCGTGGGTCAGCGAGGCGATCTCTCGGGTGACCAGCGAGTTCACGCTGACCATGGACGACCACCCCATGCCGAACAATGGCTGTCTCGCCGTGCTGGGGACGGTCACGTACATAACTCCTCCGCCGACCACGGCGATCCACGGCCTGCCTGAGCCGGCGACCGGTGACGTAGCTACGCTGATGTCCTCTCCCCACGGGACCAAGAGGTACAAGCGGCTGTGACCCAGCTCCAGAACCTCCCGCCCCAGCCGCTGGCCCAGCTCCCGCCTGACCGCCACGTCAGGCGGGGCCAGCCGGAGTACGCCTACGCCCTGGCCGACCTCCTCCCGCAGGGTATCGCCTGGCCGAGGTGGAGCGAGACCGTCCTCCAGAGGGTGGTCTACGGGCTGGCCGGCGTATGGGGGTTCGTGGATGGCCGCGCAGCGGACCTCCTCGAGCGAGAGAGCGACCCTCGCGCCACGGTCGAGCTGCTTCCTGACTGGGAGCGGAACTGGGGTCTGCCCGACCCGTGCTACAAGGGACCATCGACCATCGGCGAGCGACAGGTCGCCCTGGTCGAGCGGATGACCATCGAGGGCGCCCAGTCTCGCCAGTTCTTCATCGACTTCGCCAAGCGGCTGGGCTACACCATCTCGATCACCGAGTGGCGACCGTTTATGACAGCCGGGCCCGGCGGCTTCGACAGGGTAGGAGACAACCGGACCGTCCAGGCCGACGGGAGCCTGTCCCCGTGGCCGGCGATGATTGGGCCGCCCGAGCTCAGGTACGCGTGGTTCGTCCACGTCGACCAGTCTCGCCTGACGTGGTTCAGGGCGTCCAAGGGCCAGTGTGGCCTGGACCCCCACCTGAGGATCGGTCTCGCTCTAGACCTCGAGTGCGTTATTCGCAGGTGGAAGCCAGCTCATACGAACGTGTTCTTCGACTACTCGGGTGTCACCCCGTCCGACCCGATGGCGGGGACGCCATGATGGCATACGTATTGAAGCAACACTGCGCGGCTGGATAACCCGTCGCGCTCGAGCCAAATAGGAGGCGACAATTAAATATTCGCAGCCGTATGGGCTTCCCGACCAGCCCGCTATCCCGAGCCCGAACCCGCCAGACGGGAGCGCCTTTCAGCGCTATGTGAACGGCAACCCGGTGACCGGCACCGCCGGGTCGATCCCGCCGGCCTCCTCGATCGATGAGGACCAGATCGAGATTCTGAACGTCATCATCAACGCCCAGCAGCTCACCGGCGATGCCACGCTGATCCCGACCCACGGCGATCTGACCCAGCTGCTCAGGGCGCTCAACGCGATGTTCGCCCAGCGGTACATCACCACGGCGATCACCAAGACCGTTCATGGCTCGGGGGCAGATTTTCCGGACATGCACGCGGCCCTGAGTTGGCTGGACCAGTATATCATCACCCAGACCGGCTCCGTCCTGTTCCTCATCACCGCCGGGTTCTGGACCTACACAACGCCGATCGAGGTCAACCACCCGAATGCGACCAGGGTCACGATCAGCGGCCACGCCCTGACCGGGGCCGCGCCGACTCCGAACATGTTCCAGTACACCAGCCCCCACAGCGCGGCGGACGGGACCTACGACTACCAGAAGCTGAGTCCCCAGCACGCCGGGTGCTTCTCAACTGAGCTGATCTTCTCCAACGGTAGCCAGGGCTTCGTGATCTACGGTCAGGGGGTCACCATCAACCAGCTCCTGATCACCGGGAGCCAGTCCAACCCTCCGAGCCTGCCGCCTGGGCAGTCTGACCAGACCAGCGCCGCCGGCATCGTGGCGTACGCCGACGTGTATATCAACACGGTGACGATCTTCGGCTTCGGCCAGTATGGTCTGGTCGCCCTGGACTGCGACGTGGAGGTCAGGGGCGGCCCGGCGTTCTGTTGCGTGTATTGCTTCCACTCCGGCATCGTGTTGTGGGGAGGTTTTCTCGGCCACGTCGGGGACGTCATCAGCGTCTCCCACGCCGGTGCGGGAATCAGCATCCTGGGCGCGACCATATCGAACTCACCGAGCGGCGGCAATGGTCGAGTCTACACGAACGTGAACGGTGGCGACGGGTGCTACCTCAACGCGGCCAACCTCCAGGAGAGCGGCCCCGCGATCTGCGTGTTCCAGGGCAACCAGAACAACGGCCTGAACATGACCGGCAGCTCGTCGGCCTGGGTCAACGGCGCCCTCTTCCACTACAACGGCAACAACGGTGCCAACCCCCAGGGCGCCGGCCTCAGGAACTCGGCCGGCTACGCCGCAGCTGGCGGGGCGGCCAACTATACCGGGAACGGCACCTACGACATCGTGTGCATGGACGGCGGGAACGTGGACGCGACCGGGGCGGCGCTGACGCCGAGCAAGCTGACCCCGCCAGCGAACACCGCTGGGAACGGCAACGCGTGGATCAGTCACTGAGGAGGAGCCTATGGCCAAGATCGTCATCTCGAGCGGCCACGGCAAGTATGTTCGTGGAGCCAGCGGCTACCTCGACGAGGTGGACGAGGCCAGGAAGGT